ATGTTACGCTTTTCATTTGCGGAAAGAGAGGGAGTTGAACGTAAAAAGCGTTTTAACATTCATTTTGCTTTATATCCCGATAAATACGGGCTTTTGGCGGTTATATTTAGGTTCGTTGTATGTTTAATGATGTGATTTAACACATATTTTGAGTTTAATTTGTGCTTCATTTGTGCAAATAATTACTTACTTTGCACAAAACAAAATGCAATGGAATTATGGCAACCGTTAAAGCATACGTTCGTTCCAGCAAAAAAAATAACATAGTAAATGTACGTTTCCGACTATCTACTCCGGGGGCAAAATTATTATATTATGTAAGCGATTTACAGATAAACGTAGATCTTTTCGACAACAAGAGAGAAGAAATAAAATCGAGGGCATTGTACCCGGATAAAGAGAGACGAATTTTCAACGAAAAAGTGAATGAATTAAAGTCTCTTATACTTCGGACATGGGAGGAAAGAGGAGACGACTACCAGCCAACGAGCGAATGGTTGCGTGATGCCATGCAGCGTAGAGTGAATGGTGAAACACCTGTTAATGATGATTTCTTCGATATATTTGACAAATTCCTAACCTATAAACAATACGATGAGAAGCGAGAGGAACATTATGATGTTTTAAAGCGGATAATGATCCGGTATGAAAATTACGAAATTTTTAATGGAGGAAAATTCAGGTGGAGCCTCGAAATATCTGCATTTGACTTGTCTAATTTCGAAGATTATTTAAAAAACGAGTATAGATTAGCAGAATTATACCCGTCGTTATATGAGGGTGTCAAGAAGTTATCGCCGAGAGGTAGAAATACTATTGCTAACATGATGACGAAGTTAAGGGTGTTCTATCTTTGGGCTGTGAGAATGGGGGAGACAACGACCAACCCTTTTGCAAATTATTCCATAAAGGAGCAAATATATGGGAGACCTTATTTCCTTACCTTAGAAGAACGTGACAGGGTGTACAATTTTCCAATGCCGAACAATCCTTTTCTTGCTATACAGCGTGATATATTTGTCTTTCAATGTATGATTGGTTGTAGAGTAAGCGATTTGTATAGGTTAACTCGTGAAAACATCAATGACGGGGCTATTGAATATGTCCCGACAAAAACGAAAGGGGATAATCAGGAATATGCTCGTGTACCTTTGACGAAAAAAGCGATTGAAATATTGGAAAAGTACAAGGAATATGGAGGACGTACCCTTTTCCCCTTTATCTCTGAGCAAAAATACAATGATTCCATCAAGAAGATTTTAAGAATGGCGGGCATCGACAGAAAAGTCACCGTTATAAATCCGGTAACGCAGAAAGAGGAGCAAAAGCCTATATATGAGATTGCCAGCTCGCACCTCGCACGTCGTACATTTATCGGGAATATTTATAAAAAAGTAAAAGACCCGAATATTATCGGGTCTATGAGCGGTCATGTAGAGGGCAGCAAGGCATTTGCCCGTTATCGTGACATAGATGATGAAATCAAGTTAGATGTGTTGAAAGAGATAGAGTGAGTATTATAGCGAATAAATCCTATTTTATGTATTTAAAAGCATAGCAACTAAAAAGCATACCTATTTCTTTTCCGTCACTATTTCTCAACTATCTTCTTCATGACTTATCTAAATTTGGACACAACTATTCAACCTTTTTAGTATCTGTTATTTCCGTAATTTCCTTGTTAAAATAATAACGTGTCTTTGATATAACCTTTTGACCTAATTTGTTATTTCCTCTACAAGTGAAATTAGTCCACCAGCCATTATGTTCTGGGACAAATGATGATTGAATTTCGTCCATTCTTTTGTTTACTGATTCCATCTCTGCAATTACCTGTTTCGCACTATCTGTCCACATGTCCATGTTTCGGTAATCGGAACTAACATTTGAAATAAAGTAATTTGATTTTGCGTCTAAAACTTTTAACTTCAATCCAAGATTATAATATTCTTCGTTGTCTGATAGTACGCTGAAAGAGCTATCGAGGGGTGTCATCTCTACAAATTCGTAGCTGCTCCAATCATTCATTGTTTTTTTAAGTTGATCTTCTATTAAACTGCGAGCTTTGTCTTCATTTGTCTGTGTGCAAGAGGTAAAAGCTAATAGTAAGATGTTGAATAAGAGTAATGTAAGATTTTTCATAACTTGATAATTTTAATAAATTAATTATTCTCTTAAAGCCATTTTCAAGGATTCAATTAGTTTATCTTCATAGTTGAAGATGTCATCTATCGTTTCTATTTCGAACATTTCTTTTGATTTGTAATTGTCCGTAGGAAAACATATTTGCTTTTTTCGACTACCGAAATAGAATCTGCATATCCACCAATAGCCGTTATCTATGTTTACAACAAAGTATGTCTTGTTGTCTTTATAAGTTATTCTTTGCGCATCTATACTTTTTCTCAATATGCTTCTTATAATATTATAAGCATCTATCTCCTCTTGTGTAGTAACAATTCCTGAATCTCTGTCACTGAACACAACACCATCAGGAAGTTCTTCTTTTGCATTTTGTGTACTATCTTCTTCCTGTTTTGTTTTGTCGTCATTCGTCTTAATGGCGACATTCAGCCTGTCTGAAATTGTGTCATTTATAATACTTTGAACAGATCGTTTTATAATAGGTGTGAATTGCTCTATTATTTTCTGTGTAATTTGCCCGTCGTATGCCTGTTTGGCAAGCAATCGAACAAAATCGGGTGACGGTTGCTTAAACTCATTGTTTAATATAGACTTTATAGAAATAGCATATTTTAATTCGTTGGCGGTACTTAAAATTTCCTCCTCATTATAATATGATTTACTGAATTTCTTTAATTGTTCCACATCGGCATCCGTAAGCGCCAACATATTTACAACTAAGAAAGGTTTCTCGTCCATAATATTTGGCTTGTCAAGATCTGTATAGAATCTATATTCTATACCGTTTGTAAGTACTCCGAATCTGGCTTTTGAAGCCACGAAATATTTCTGTAATTGTGTATCGTGTAAGTTGAGGTCTTGTTTACAATGCTTGCATTCTATAAGGAGTATAGGATTTTCTTCTTTCATTATGGCATAGTCTATCTTTTCTCCTTTTTTCTTGATGAGGTCGCAGTCTAATTCTGGAACGACTTCAAATGGATTAAATATGTCATATCCGAGTGCTGCAATCATCGGCATAATGAATGCATTTTTTGTTCCCTCTTCCGTTACAATAGCATCTTGTTGTTTGGCTATTCTTTCAGATAGTTGTTGTATTGAATCTTTAAAGTCCATAGGATTTGATATTTTAAGGTATGAATCTGCTTATAAATTATGTTGTAAAACTAAGTTTTTAGTATAAAGAATCATTGTTATATTCGCTATATTTAGAAGCAATAAAACTGTAACCTAAAAATCATTTCTTATCTAATGCGCTCCTCAATATACATATTAAATCGTCTTTTGACTTTATTGTAGCTTCATGTCCGCTGATAATTCTTTCAAGGTCTTGTATCCTCTGGTTAAGTCGATTTATTTCGTTCAGGTAATCATGAGCGCCTGAACTGGTATTCTCTATTGTGACCCTTCCGTCTGGATCAATAATTTTTTGCTGGCCTCTTTCCGGCAAAGATATAGAAATATTACCATTATTGATATTTCCATGACTATTTTGTATAATTCCTCTATTGTTATTGTTGCTATCAATAATGCTTGAATTATTTCTTTCATTAATCATATTTCCCTCTCCTGTGAGAAGCCACACTCTATTTAATTCAGGGAATACAGATAAAATCTTGTTTGCCATTGTGGTTGAAATTTCTTTTGTTTTCCCATTTTGAACATCGTATATTCCTTGCGGCCTACCATATCCACATTTCTCAGATAATGACTTAGCATTTATACCATAGTAATTCAGAATGGCTTCTAATCTTTGTGCGGCGTTCATGTGTTAAATATATATAATATCCAAATATTTTCTGTTTTATCTGTATATATTGCAGAAATATTCTGTATCTTTGTATTGTGTTAATACAACAAAGGTAGTAAATAAAATTAAAAATACAAATACCTAATAAAAGTTAGCTCATTGGCGTAATGAATAACGGAATCGAACACCGAGAGTCGCAATAGCGGAAGCGCCGAGACTTGCGACGGGTCGGGGTGAAGTAACGAAGTCGTGACGTGTAAGTAATATCCGGCAATTCGGCAACCGGGCACGCTTCACCAAGTTCAATAAAATAGAAACGAACAAAAAGAATGGAGAGAGAAAGGGATTGGCAAATTTTGTCAAAAGTAGTTCAGACAGCTTTCCATTATACTATATTCCCCTGCCCGTCGAATTCGGGTTGGAAAACAGTCATCTGTTGCAGGGGAACTACTCGATATTGATTTTTATAGGCTTTCCACAATGAGGGCATTTGAGACCTTGTGTGGGAAATTCTTTTGGGGAAATAAACAACTCCCATATTTCTACACCAAGAGCTTCGGCTATCTTTTCAAGGGTTGATAGTGAGGGTTTACCAGTCATTTGCTGATTTAATGCAGAAAGAGATATACCGAGTTTTTCTGCAAATTGTGCTTGTGTATATCCTTTTTCTTTAATAATCTCTTTTATTCTCATAAATATATAGTTTTAACTGTATAATATTTGTTAAATATAAAGTATTTACTTGTTTATATATAGTTTATACTTTATATTTGTACTGTCAATGTGATACAAAGATAAACAAAAGCGAAATAAGCAACAATACCTAAAAGGAGTGAACACTATGACAACGGAGCAATATGAAATGGTTAGCCTGTCGATAAGCGACTATACAATCAACAAGATTCGCCGAGAAGTAGAGAAGCAACTCGAATATGTGGTGAGCGAGCGGATAGGAGAGGACAAATCGATGTATGGAGACCTCGATTTGGACGTAGAGGTTGACGATGAGATATTACCCGTACACGTAACATACGATGCATACGATGGTACGACGGTTACATACGGCGACTATTTCACACCCGATTATGTAGACGGATCCATCGAAGTGAAATACGAGGTCGAGGTGTACGACGAGGACGGTATAGAAATGTGCAAGTTTAATGACAGCTTTGAATTTGAATAAAACAAGAATATGTACAGATTATTTATAGCCATCTGCCTGCTGCTCATGTTCGCCTCTTTTTTCGGGGTAATAGCAGCATTCATCAACGCCAGTATCGGACAGCTCATTATAAGCATGGCTTTCTTTGCATTATCGGCATTTGCCCTGTCGGGTTTGCAGGACGAGAAAACGAACTAACACGGGAATGTTACGAGGAGGGAGCCAGAGTCTAAAAAAACAATAGGGTCGGCTCCTTTTATTATATAAAAAACAAGAATATGGAAACGATGAAAATACAAGTAGGATTCAGGTGCATAGCCGATGTAAAGCGGATAATACCCAAGCCGAAAGGAGTACGTGGAAAGTGTAAGTACATGATTCGTATGGAGGTTGGAGATGCTTTCTATGACGATATTAAGACATGTAGTGCTTATCGCCGGTTGAAGTCTTACATGAAACAGCTGGGAAACTCTCATGAGTATGGAGTTGGTAAAGTATCGGTGGAGAACGATGGAATGCCTGAATGGAGGACATTGGTATGGAGAAAGAGCTGATATTGACTGCCGGAGAATGGGCAGTCGCTAAGGAGTATGCAAAGGGGCTTCAAGATAAAGAGGTAGCCGAAAATCTGGGGAAGTCTGTATGGACGACCAAGACGCAGAAGAAAAACATATACCTCAAATTAGGTATATCGACCAGCAGTGAATTGACTCTGTATGTCATTTGCCGGTACTTGGGAAAGGCTTTCGATTTGAAAAAGATACGACAATTCGGGGTTTCTATCCTATTCAGCCTGTTGTTCATCGTTGTGCAGGTATTCGGAGACACTGGCGATATGTGCAGGTTGAGGAATGCGAGAGGAAGAGCGTCAATGAGAGTGGAAAAACGATTAAAAGATTAATGGATATGGGAATAGAAGATACAATCATCAAGGTAGTGAGAGATGAAAACAATATGCTGCTCGGAAAATTGGAAGATGTAATTAACCATGCAATATCCGGTATAAAGAAAGGCTATGGAGATGTGTTCTTGCCTGATTATGTACCGGTTAGAAAGGCAACAGAATTATTAGGGTGTTCTTATAAAGAATTGTTGAAGCGTTTGAATGCAATTAACGCCAAGCCTGAAAAAGTCGGCACACGCAACTGTATTACCAGAGATGAACTTTTAAAAATCATGAATTAAATAAGTAGCTATAATTCCATATAAATCAAGCATATTCACCGCCTGTCCGGGAGGATATGCGGTGTATAAAAAGAAACATAACCCTTTAAACAAAAAAATATGTCAGAGTACGAAGTATTACAGGTTCAAGCACAGCCACAAGTCATGCAAATAGACGCCCTCGAACGGGCAAATGTAGATTCGCAAGTAGCCACGGCCAAGCAATATCCGAGAGACATTAGGCGGAGTATAGATAACTCCATCGTCATGGCGACAATGGACAAGGAGACGGCTCAATCCTGCGGTTATGCCCTTCCACGGGGAAATAAACCCATTACCGGCCCTTCTGTCCATCTTGCCAAGATAATCGTATCGAATTGGGGGAACATGCGTACAGAGGCCAAAGTCGTACAAATTACCGATCGTCAAATTATAAGCCGGGGTACGGCGTGGGATTTGGAAACGAATGTGGCAAGCGCATTCGAGGTTCGACGGTCCATAATCGACAAGTACGGCAAACGGTATTCCGACGACATGATAACCGTAACCGGCAATGCGGCCAACGCAATAGCCTACCGCAATGCTGTTTTTTCGGTCATACCCAAGAGCATAACGGATAAAGTCTATCGGTCAGCGCAGAATTTTATAACAGGCGACCTGTCAAACGAAGACAAACTCAAAAAAGCAAAAGCAGAATGGATTGAATTTTTCAAGAACGAGTACAACATCACCGAGGAGGAGATTATAAAATTGTGCGGCAAGCAGACTATCACCCAGATACGAAGCAATGAGATTGCCCTTCTTTCCGGTATTCATCAATCCCTCAAAGATGGAGATACGACGGTAGATGAGATTATGAAGCCATACCGAGGCACGAAAAGCAGCAAATTCAAAGATATAGCCGGAGAAGCAGCCGGTGTCAAAGAGGGAATCAATCAGGAAGGAACTAAACAGACACTGTTCGACGATGGAAGCGCAAAGGACTCTTGAATGGTACAGGAAACGCCTCGGTTGTTTCACGGGCAGCCGCATAGGCGACCTGATGAAAACGAACAGAAGCGGCAACGGGGTCGGAGAATGCGCCATGAACTATATTTACCAAGTAGCGGGAGAGCGCATGCTCAATCCGGCTATGATAAACGACGATGGATTTTTCTCCGACTATATCACCCAGACAGACATATCGACCAAGCAAATGCGATGGGGAACGGAGAACGAGCCCGATGCCCGGCGCATATACGAACTTAAAACAGGCCGCCGTGTCGTCGAGGTAGGACTATGCAAACACCCCACCATTGCCCATTTCGCAGCCAGCCCCGACGGATATTATTACGATGAGAATAAGCGGGAGAAAGGGGTAATCGAGATAAAAAGCGTGGGAACGGCCACATACGCCAAATACTTCCACAAGATAAAGGACAACGATACCCTCCTGTCCACGGAGCCTAAGTACTATTACCAAATCATGTCCGAACTCATGTGCGTTGAAGCCGATTGGTGCGATTTCATCGTATATAACCCGTTCGAGAAGCCCTCCATGTTTATCAGACGGATATATCCAGATGATAACATCTTCAAGAAGATAGCCGAAAGGATATACGAAGCCGATGAATTAGTCAATGAAATAATCAATTCATGAAAGACTATGAAATACAGTCAATCGTCAGCCTGCTGGAAAGATCGGCAAAAGCGTTGGAAAAGTCCGACGACTACCGGCATAAAGAGCTGGCAAGATTGATGAGAAATAAAGTCAAACAATTAAATAAGAAATACAATGGACAAAAATGAGATCTTAAATAGCTACTGGTGTGTCCGCAGGAATGCGGCGAGGAATCCCAACACGCCCGCCGATGTGCTCACAGAGCTGGCAAAGGATAGCTACTGGTGTGTCCGCAGGAATGCGGCAGGGAATCCCAACACTCCCGTCGATGTGCTCACAGAGCTGGCAAAGGATAGCGACTGTGATGTCCGCAGGAATGCGGCTGGGAATCCCAACACTCCCGCCGATGTGCTCACGGAGTTGGCAAAGGATAGCGACTGGTGTGTCCGCAGGAATGCGGCTGGGAATCCCAACACTCCCGCCGATGTGCTCACAGAGCTGGCAAAGGATAGCTACTGGTGTGTCCGCAGGAATGCGGCAGGGAATCCCAACAC